CAGTAGCGGAGGGGATGCATGAGCGGGGGGTGTGGGGTGGGTGTGTGGTGGACGTGGAGGAGGCGTTGAAGGGGAGGCGGTGGGAAGAGCGGGAGACGTGGAGGCTGAGGCAGGAGGGGTATAGGGAGAGGGAGATAGGGGTGATGATAGGGAAGAGCGAGAGGAGTGTGCAGGAGTATGTCAGGGTGCTCAGGGGGACGGTGATGAGTCTGTTGGGATGTGGGTACGGCGGGTGAGCATGGTATACTGGGTAGGTAGCATATGGTGACGATGGAGGAGATGGTCCGGCCGAGTGTGTGGGCAGTGAAGCGTGCTGGGATGGAGTTGGACGGGTATCAGGCGGCGGCGTTGGATGAGGCGAAGCAGTATCAGGCGTGGTGCTGGAGCAGGCAGACGGGGAAGAGTACAGCGGCGGCTGTGAGGAGTTGTTGGCAGGTGATGACGAGACCTGACCAACTGGTGCTGTTGTTCAGCAACTCGTTACGGCAGTCGATGGAGTTGTTCAGGAAAGTGGTGAGGGTGTATGGGGGGACGGAGGAAGGGGAGCCGAGAAGGACGGACGACAACCAGTACAGCTTGACGTTGGACAACGGGAGTCGGGTGTTGTCGTTGCCGGGGAGTGAAGAGAGTATTTTGGGATATTCGCCGAACCTCGTGGTGATAGACGAGGCGGCGGTGGTAGGGGACAAGTTCTTTAAGGCTGTGAACCCGATGTTGGCTCGCAGCCACGGGTCTTTGATAGTGGCCAGTACGCCAAGAGGGAAGCGTGGGTTCTTCTGGCACGATGTCATGAAGGAGCCGAAGGACCAGTGGGCGGTGTCGTATGTCAGGGCAGAGGACAGTCCGCATATCAGTCCGGAGTTCTTGCAGCAGCAGTTGGAGTTGCTGGGGGAGGACTGGTTCGAGCAGGAGTACCACTGCAAGTTCTTGGAGACCACGGGGACGCTGTTCAGCGATGACATGATCAACGCCATCTTCACGGACGATGGGCGGGTGCTGGATAGAGTAGAGTACGACATGAAGCTGGACGACGAGGGGAACGGATGGCAGCAGGCGTTCGAGATGGGGTCTTTAGATGGCGGCAACTGAGGCAGTGTTCATGGGGCTGGATATCGGGCGGGCGCAGGACTACTCAGCGCTGAGCATAGTGGCGAGGAAGTGGTTCACGCCGAACGCCGAGGACTTGGACCCGAAGCGGTTACTCAGCAGGTACTACGTGATGTACATGAGACGCTTCGAGTTGAACACCCCGTACGAGATAGTCGAGCAGGAGGTGGCGCGGCTGTGGGGGATGCCCGAGATGAACGGGACACGGAACTGGGCCATCGGGGACATGACGGGCGTCGGGGCGCCGGTGATGGAGGGGATACGGAGGAAGCGGGTTCCGATGATAGGGGTGGTCATCACGGGAGGCGAGACGGTGAGCCAGCCGCAGCCGAACGAGTACCACGTACCGAAGGAAGCCTTGGTTACGCAGTTGGTGAAGTTGGCGCAGAACGGTCGGTTGAAGGTGATGAAGGGGGTTCGGTATCAGGACGAGTTTCGGGAGGAGTTGGGTGCGTTCGGCTACAAGATCAACAAGGGGTCCAGCACGGTGAGCTACGAGAGTATCGAGAACGCTGTGCATGACGACTTGGTGATCTCTGTGGCGCTGGCGACATGGTTCGCCGAGAGCCACGCACCGGCGAAGGTGATGGTTGGGCAGAGTTTCCAGAGCAACGACTACAAGAGCTACGATCCATACGGGAGGAACTGATGAAGGACAAGCGGTACTACTACGAGTGTGTGACGAAGTGTCAGGTGGGGTACATGGCGCCTGACCAGCGGCGGGAGAACTGGGGGGAAGACGGGGTACCGGGGATGGTGCTTCACGAGCGGACGTTCCTGCCGCAGATGGGCAGGAAGCCGGCGGATATCCTGTGCACCGAGGAACCCCTGGCCACAAGGTACACGGAAGCGCAGCCGAGGAACTTCACCAAGGTGGATTTGAGGACCGGAGAACGGAAACAGGTGAACGCACCCACGGTCATCAAGTTCAGGCTGCTGGACTCTGATGAAGTGGATAACTCCACGCGCAAGGCCGCGAGGTTCATGAAGCTTCGTGACTGCGATCTGGCGAAGACCGACAAGGTGCTCGATGCCGTATCGTAGCGTGAAGCAGAGGAAATACATGCACGCGAAACATCCCGCCATCGCGGCCAAGTGGGACAAGAAGTACGGCGGGAAGGTGAAGAAAGGGAAGAAGAAATGAAGAGGCGAGCGGTGAACGTGAGAGTGGCAAGAACCGGCAAGCGAGCGGTGAACGCTCGGAAGATGACGCGGGGCAACGCCGTGAAGCGGAGGAAGCGGTGACATTCATCGTCCGTCGTAAGCCAGACGCGATGCCCGACAAGTCCTACAAGCCTGCCACGGACAGGAAGTACACGGACGCGAACCCGAAGTTCAGGAAGGCTTACCACGAGACGATGGAACGTGCGAGAAACACGGACGTGAGGAAACTGGCACCTGAGCGCAGGTTGCTCATCAAGGCCATGCGGTTTCAGGGCAAGACGCCAGAACTGGTTGGTAAAGCAGCAGCGATTCGAGCGGCCATGACAGCCGAAATAAACAGATAGGAGGACAAGATGGCTGAGAGATTTGGCGATAAGATGGAAAGGCTTCAGCGGGAAGCTGGGCAGAGGAGACTCGCGCGGAGGGAAGCGCGAAGAAACAAGAACAAAAAGCCACTGATGAACATCTATGATACCAGAACGGTCAGGGAATATCTGAAGACATCCTCCGGTGGTACCAAGAGAAGCCGAAGGGCAAAATGAGCGACGTAGCGAAAATGGGGACAGCGGTAATGCGCTCGAATGACCGATACGCTTCGGACAAACTCTCCATGTTCGCTACCATGAAGAAAGAACGAGAACCGTGGGAATCGGTGTGGAAAGACATCGGGAACAACGTCGTGCCGAACCGAACCAAGTTCGACATCACGAACACGGATAAGGGACAGAGAAATGATTTAGAGATTTACGATGGCACCCCTGTTGCTGCGTTGAACCTCTACGCCTCCGGCTCGCAAGGATACCTGCTATCCTCCTCCTACAAATGGTTCAGCCTCAGAATCCCCAACGAACGACTGATGGATGTCAGGGACGTTCGCATCTGGCTGTCCGTCGTAGAACAGGTCATCTACGGGCTCATTCAGCGCAGCAACTTTTACAAAGAGATGTACATGCTGTTCAAGGACGGGGGTTCCATCGGAACGGCTACCATCTACTCGTACTTCGACGTTGGGACGAAACGGGTGTGGTTCAACACGCTGCACCCGAAGGAAGTGTTCATCGCGGAAGACGACAACGGGGAAGTGAATACCGTGGTTCGGTACTTCAACATGACCGCAGCCCGTATGGGCGCACGGTTCAAGGAAGATGCGCTGGACGTGGATATCCAGCGGCAGGCAGAAGACCCCGAGGAGTTCGCCACCGAGCATCCCGTGCTGCATGTGGTGGAGCAGCGGAGCGACTACAACCCGAAAAGCAAGTCCGCAACAGAGATGAAGTTCAAGTCCTGCTACATCGACATCGAGCATGAGTCGGTCATCCGCGAGAGCGGGTACCCGGTGAATCCTTACGGGGTGTGGCGGGTGGAGAAGGCAAGCGATGAAATCTACGGTCGCGGACCCGGATGGACCGCCCTCGCCGACATCAAGGCTCTTTACCAGTACGCCAAAACCGACATTCACGCTGCTCAGCTTGAAGTTGACCCCGTGCTCGATGTTCCCGCTGAAAGACTCAATGACATCAAATACGTCCCGGGTGGACGTAACTCTTACGAGGACACCGGACGGGAAGTGAAACGCATGAGCCCGCCGCTGAATCTGCGGGCAGGGCTGGACAGGGAAGAGCGCAAGCAGCGGCTCATCGAGAAACACTTCCTTGTTGACTTCTTCATGATGATGTCTCAGGCGCAGCGGGAGATGACTGCCACCGAGATCCGGCAGCGGATGGAGGAGAAGTCCGTCATGCTCGGTCCCCATATCGCGGGGCTCAATCAGGACGTGCTCGACCGTATCATGGACTCCATCTTCTCTTCCGCATGGGACGCGGGGCTCATCCCTTCTCCGCCCGACGTGCTGAAAGGCGGCGGGAGACTAGAGGTGGACTATCAGGGTCCGCTCGCTCAGGCACAGAGGAGCTTCTTCAAGACTGAGCCCTACCGCGCTGTCATGCGTGATATCACGGGTATGGTGCAGGCGCTCGCGCCAGTGGCACCCGGTGTGGCAGTTGGTATGCTTGACAACTACAACTGGGACCATATAACTAGGGAGATGGCGAAGGGCGATGGTATCCCCGAGGAAGCGCTGATGGACGAGAAGGTGCGGGACGCCATCCGACAGCAGCGGGCACAGCAGCAGGCGCAGGCCCAGCAGGCCGAGCGTATGGCGCAGATGGGCAAGGCGGTGCCGGGGTTGAACGAGAAGGTGGAGGAAGGCAGTGTCCTTGAAGAGCTTGGTAAGCAGGCTTCGGCCTGACGCCCGGCCAAAGATAACGGTACTCGCCTACCGACAGACCTTTCTGCGGGACGAGTACGGCAGGAAGGTGTTCGTATGGCTGCTTGAACGCAGTGGGATGTTCAAGCGGGTGACAACGGAAGAGCAGCGGGTGCTTCACAACTGGGGCATCGAGTTGCTGGAGAACATGGGGCTCTTACAGGGGCTGAACTACGACCGCATCGTTGATGCGATGACGAAGTTCCCGGTCCCTGATGAAGCGATTGACCCGCAAGGGTCGGAAAGGGTCACGAATGGCTGAAGCGGATCAGGCGGCTACTTCGCTCGCAACCGAATCAACGGGGACTGCTGCGAAACCCGCTCCTGACAATCAGGCTCCTAGCCAGACCACGGGGATGGTGTTGGACCTCGCAAGCATGGAGGAGAAGGATCGTGCAAGGCTCGCCAAGTTCAAAACGGGGAACGACCTTGCGAAATCGTACCTTCACCTCGAAAGCAAGCTCGGTGCCGCTGTAACACTACCCGGCAAGGACGCTACCGCCGAAGAGCGGGATGCGTTCTATACGAGGCTCGGCCGTCCCGAGACCAAGGACGGATACGAACTGGATACGCTGTTCCTCGCCGATGGAGTTACGAAGGACGCAGAGACCGAAGGCAAAATCCGCGACATCGCGTTCGACCTTGGACTGAACAAGGACAACGCGAAGAGGCTGCACAAGACCTTCATCGACCTCGCAAACCGTGGCGCCGCCATGGTCGGGGAGATGAAGGAGAAAGCACGCGAGACGTTGCGGAAAGAGTGGAGTGGCGACTACGACAAGAACATCGCCATGGTCGGCTCGGTACTTCGCAAGTTCGGCGACGCACAGACCGTCCAGTACATGAACAGTGGACCCGGCAATGATCCCATCATGCTCAAGCTTCTGGCGCGAATCGGTAAAACGATGAGCCCGGATACCTTTGAGCAGGGGAGCATCCCGAGCGAAACGAAGGAAGACGATGGGACGAACTTGTTCCCGAACTCTCCTTCCATGACAGGAGCCAACAGGCGGGTCAGCGTTCGGTAGGGACAGACTAAGCGGCAATCCCTTCGGGGACCGTCTACGCTGCAATCCCCTCAGGATCATCTAGGGTCTGAGGAGAAACAGCATGTCGACGACTGAGGTAAACAAACTTGGCATAATCGAGATTGCCAAGCGCACCAATAACGGTGCTGTGATCGCAGTGTCGGAAGTTCTTTCAAGGTTCGACGATGTGGTGATGGACATGCAGTGGTTGCCTGCGAACCAGCTTGCGTCCCACGTCCATACCCGGCGTCTGACCCTGCCCACCGGCACGTGGCGCAAGATGAACATTGGTGCCACCCCTGAGGCATCTCAGACCAAGCAGATCGTGGAAAACATCGGTCGGCTTGAGTCGTGGGCACAGATCGACGAGAGTGTCATCAACACCCTTCTCGGCGACAAGGTGGCATTCCGAAAGACGGAGAACGATGCCTTCGTCATGGGTCTCGCGCAGACTCTCGTCACCGCGTTAGTGGATGGCGATACGCTGGCGAACCCCGAGAGGTTCGACGGTCTTCGCATCAGGACCAACGCTCTCACCGCCGCAACGACCTATCCTCCGAAGGTTCTCGGGGTTGGAGGCTCGGGCGGGGATACTACGAGTGTCTTCTTCATCCAGTGGGGGCCGAACACCTGCCACATGATCTACCAGCCCGACATCGGTCCTGCCGGCGGGGATTCCCCGATCAAGACCGAAGACAAGGGCCTGGAGACCGTGGTGGACTCTTCGGGTGGGCTCTACAGCGCCTACCGGTCGAAGTTCGTCATCTCGGCGGGCTTCGCCGAGCACGACGACCGTGCGCTCACCCGGCTCACGAACATCGAAGTGACTCCGAGCGGCGTGAACATCTTCGAGCCCGACTACGCGATTGCGCTCCTCAACGGGATGCTCAACCGTGGGGCCGGGGCCTACATGTACGCGCATACCTCGGTCCTCACGCAGTTGGACATCATGGCCATGGACAAGGTGAACGCGCTCTACACGACCGAGAATCTGTGGGGCGAGCCCGTCACCTACTTCAACCGCCGGACTCCCGTGAGGCAGCTTGATGCCATCGGGATCGCCGAGACGGTTGTGAGCTAAGGGAGGGTAGACAGATGATCATGGATTACAACGTTCAGTTCTCGGATGGTGTCAGCGCAATCGCCATCCCCAGCAACACGGCTGCCACTCAGACCGAGTACGCTTCCGACGTCCTCGATCTACAGACCGCAGGGTACAACATCGGGGCGGGTACTCCCATCTGGGCGATCTTCTCGATCGGCACCACGTTCTCGGGTACTACCTCCAACCCGGTGTTCGTCACCCTCTACGGTGGTACCGCATCGGGTACCGTGGCTACGCAGATTTTCCGCAGCCGGACCTTCTCCATCGGCGAGATGTCGAAGGGCGTGTACCTCATGGCGCAGCCGCTTCCCGCAGGGTACGCCATGCTCAGGTTCGTCAAGGTCGCGGCGGTTCTATCGGGTGTGTCGCTCACGGCAGGTGCGTTCGACGCCTACCTGTCGCTGAACGCTCCCCGGTTCTAGACTCGTAGTGAGGGGGCCGGGATAACCGGCCCCTTCATGAAGGGACGAACATGGATACACAGAGACGGAACCTTGGCGAGTTCGGCTCGGTCTGGTGCAAGGATACAGTCGCTTATCAGGCTCCAACGGGAACGTTTTTCCACGCCATTTTCTTCACGGAAGCAACGGTCTTCGCGTCGCTTGGCATTGCAGCGGTTGAGTCTCCCGGCTCTTCGACTTCTACCGAGAAGACGCTGTTCGCAAGCGCTTCATCGACGCTGGCTTCCATGACATTCCCGGCGAATTCCACCATCTACGGACTGTGGACCTCGTGGACGCTGACCAGTGGCGGACTCATCGCCTACAAGACCGGATCGCCTGCCGGATACGCCAACGGCTAAGGAGCAGAGATGAAATCAACCTACACCAGTTCGCACACGCTGTGGACTACCACGAAGACGTGGCTGTCCACCGCGAGAAGTGCTACCTGCTTTACCACGGCGCAGCGAGCTACGCTGGAAAGCATCTACCGTGGGGAAGGTGGCACGCATGGGTTCTCTTCGGGTACGTGGATTCACACGTCCGATAGGAACTTCCTCATTGATATCTGGACTCAGATGATGACAGAGTACAGCGGCTGATATGGCTACCTACGCGGTAGATATTGCCAACGCCGCGCTCGGAAGACTAGGGCAGCCGGCTATCACGACTCTCACCGACACGACTCGGGACGCGGTGGTATGCAACACGTACTACCAGCCCAACCGGGACGTGTGTCTGGCGATGGTCAACTGGGTCTCCTGCACGCAGAAGATCGCACTGGTACGGGCGGGGAAAGTTGCGATAACGGGCATCTCGCAAGCGACTCCGCCCATTGTTTCGTGTGCGGGACATCAGTACGTGGTGGGAGACATCGTAACCATCGAGGGCGCGGTGGGCATGACTCAGGTGAACAACGGCCAATTCACCGTGCAGGCCGTGAGCGGGAGCGCCACCATCACGCTCTACGACATGGAGGGGGTTGCCATCCCGGGGCTCGGATACACGGCGTGGACTTCGGGCGGGTACGTCTACCGCGACCCGGGGCATGACTGGAACTACATCTACGACTTGCCAACGGACTGCATCAGGCCGATGGCGGTGATGGACGAGAACTTCGGCGAAAGCGACTCGTACAAGTGGAAGAAGGAACGGACGTGGGTTTACACCGACGTTGAGTACGCGGCGCTTAAGTACTTGAAGAAGCAGACTGACCCGGCGCTGTGGGACGACGACATGGTGGAGCTTATCGAAGCACGGTTGGCGTGGATGATAGCTCCACGGGTTTCGCAGGACCAGAGCATCAAGCAGTCGATGTACAGCGAGTGGCAGATGGCGTATGGCAGGGCGAGGATAAACAACACGCTTGGGGAACGGCAAGTGACTCCACCTTCGCCGCTGTGGACGAACGCTAGATGAGAGCACGGCCTGTCCCTCGCAACTGGGTGAGCGGAGAGCTTGCGCCTTGGCTCGATGGCATCCCCGGGGAAGTCACGAACCGTGGGGCGCTGACGCTTGAGAACTTCGTCGTCAAGAAGCAGGGGGCCATCCAGCGCAGGCCGGGAAGCTTCTACGTCTCCGAAGTGAAGAACACTCTCTCGCAGACCATCCTCATCCAGTGTGAGATAGACAGCGACAACATCTACGTGCTGGAAATGGGTAATCTATACTGTCGGTTCTACAAGAACCACACGCAGGTGTCTCTCGCCGCCGCCGCGTATGAAGTCACCACTCCCTACTCTACCGGCGACCTAACCGACTTGCGGTGGTGCTACGTACCGGATGATAAGTCGCTACTAATAACACATCCTAACCACGCAATACGAGCCCTTACTTATGCGTCTTCTACTTCTTGGGCTATTAGTGTTTCGGAAACATTGGCATGTGACAAAGTTATTGCGACAGATATATATGGGCATATGTACGCTACAGATGATCTAAGAAGTTGGGAAGTATCACAAACCCCAGCAGGAAGACCGCATCCTAATCTAATTAAGTCTAAGAATAATTATATTCTAGCCACTGGTACTAATCTCAGTAGTTCGGGTACAAGCTTGCTGGCGATAGGAACTGATTTAGAAAACTGGAGTAATATAACGCCCGGGATACATGCAACATCTATAAATACGTCATATCGGCAGATGGTATCTAATGAAGCTGGAGTTGTTTGTCTAGTACCATATGGAGGAAGCATTGCACTGGCTAGTTACGATTCAGGGTCTACTTGGGCAGTAGCAACGTTAGCACAAGCTCTGGACTATCATATAATAGGGTATGACAAAAAAAAGGATACATGGAGAATTGGCGGTGTTAATGGTGCTTATAGCCGCAACAATATGCTAACATGGGTTTCATGCCCTGGGTATATAAATGCTGCTTATGCAGACATATCTGGTATAAATGACGAATGGTTAATGGTTGGTGCAACCAAGATATTATCGGCAAATTCTATAACCGGATGGACTTTAGTATATTCTCTAACAAATGTGCAATTTAATGCTATAGCACATAGTACTACGTCTACTCCGGTATGGGTTGTCGAAGCAACTACTTCTGGAATGGGTTCGCATTCTCTTTATGTTAGTAATGATAGGGTTACGTGGTCATTAGCGACTACAATGGCAACTGCGGGAACGAACATTCCGCAGAGCTCTCTTGCATGGTTGGGTTCTAAATTTATTATATTCGATTTTTATAATAAGACCTATCAAACTAGTCCGGATGGAAGAACATGGACAACGCATAGTATGTCAAATGTTCTACAAGGCACCGAATGTATGTGGACGTGTTTCGATGATCTCGAAATTTATCAGTGGTTTAATGTAGAAGGTAATTATCCTGCAACGTGTGCATTCGCTGGTTCGCGACTTATTATCGGTCCGACAATAAACAAGCCTGCTACTATATGGGCAAGCCGAGTTGGGACTATCAACAACTTCTACATGGGTGAGTTTGCAGATGACGGATGGTCATATGATTTGAAAAGTAATAGGAACGTAGACATCCAATGGATGATCGGGGGTAGTGAACTAGTTATAGGTACAAAGACGGCGGAAGGTATTCTTGTAGGCTCTCAAGACGAGGGTATAACTCCTTCATCGGCACATCTCGAATGGATTTCTACGTTCGGTTCTGACAACGTTCAGCCAGCCCGTATCGGTGATACGATAGTTTTTATGCAGCGTGGTGGAGAAATAGTACGAGGCTTGGTACCATCGGCAGGACAGCAAGCGTACAAGTCACCTGACCTTACGGCATTCGCCGACCACATCGCACGGGGAGGGATAACGGAGATAGACCATCAGGACGACCCGCAGACCGTGGCGCACTTCGTTCGTGCTGACGGGTACGGGCTCGGGCTGACGTTCGAGGGTACCACCCGGGCATGGTGGCGCACGAAGATGGGCGCTACTGCGGCAGGGTTCGGTACCATCGAAAGCCTTTGCGTCATCCCGACTTCGGGCGCCGAGGATGAGATATGGGCCGTGGTGAAGTGGACGGTGGGAGCTTCCGTTCGCCGCTTTATCGTTTACTTCGACGCCTACAACTTCGGGACGAAAGAGGCTGCGCACTTCGTTGACTGCGGGTACGAGAACGCCGCGTGTGCTTCGGCTACCGTCTACGCTTCGGTGCTTCCGCAACTGGCGGGGGAGTCGGTGGACGCGCTGATAAACGGCAGCACGGTGGAGAAGGGGTTGGTAGTTGGGGCAGGTGGTACGCTAACCATCGCCGCGACAAATGCTCTCACGCTTCACGCCGGGCTTCCCTACACGTCATACGCGCAGACCATGCGTATCGACCAGAACAGCGGATGGGGTTCCGGGCTTGGACTTTCCAAGCGACTAGGCAACCTGAACGTGTGGGTTCATCAGACGATAGGAGGGAAGTTCGGACCTACATCTTCCATCACCGAAGCCGTGGCGTACACTTCCACCGCCGACCTTACCACCGACTGTCTGTCTGTGAACTTCCCCGGCCAGTGGGACCGCGATGGGTACATCTGGTGCATCCAAGACGACCCACTGCCCATGACGGTAGTCGCCGTAGCTCCTGACATGGAGATGGGGGACAGGTAATGCTGTGGCTTGCACTAGCTGGACTTCTCATAACTGTAACTGGCGGTATATTTGCAGCCGTAGGACAGGCACAGCAGAACAGGGCTGATGAGGCCGCACTGGCTTCTCAACTCCCCGTCTACGATGCTCAACAGGAAGCGCTCGAAGCTCAGTTGAAGGACATCGAGGCGAACAAGGTAGCCGCCCAGCAGACTACTGCTTTGAACCAGATGCAGATAGCCCGGCAGGGCGCTCAGGCCGTTGGTTCGGTTCGTGCTACTGCTGGTGCTGGTAACGTCGGTGGTGCTTCGGTGCTTCGCCGCGAGATGGGCATACAGACTCAGGTAGGGCAGGAGATGACGCGGCAGAAGATTCAGCTTGGCACTACTCTCAGCGGGCTCAACGTTGGCAGGTTGCAGACTCAGGCCAGTCTCATGCAGTCGCAAGTGAACGAGACGAACACTCGTGCAGACATCCAGTTCCTACAGGACTACGGGTGGATGAACGTCGCGGCCGTGGCACTCGGGGGTGCAGCACAGGCGGTGAACCAAGCAGCGCAGATAGACTGGCCGCAGCAGCAGTCTCTCGCTACGGAAGACTACGACATAAATAACACCGGCGGCGGAAGGGACACGTACCGTGACTGGTAACGAACATGCCTGATATACCCGGCTCGCGGCGTCCGGCGGAAAACCTGATTAATCTTGGCCAAGGGCTCATGCAAGTGGGCGCTGCACTCGGTAATATCCGAACAGCGCAACCCGCAGGGGCCAAGGCACTCTACGACGGTTCCGTCTACGAGGAGACGGCGCAGTTCAAGATGTCTCTCGATGAAGGGTTCAACGTCTGGTACGCGAACATCCAGAACGACCCGAACGAAGCGACCTACATCCAGCGGTTCCAAGAGGACCGCAACAGTATACTCGAATCCGCGCTCGAAGGTGTCACACTTCCCGAAGCTCGCTCGAAGGCCATGGAGTACGCGGCGGGTGAGTTCGACAAGTACTTCGAGAACGTGGCGAAGCTCGCGCAGGAGAAAAAGGTAAAGAAGATAGAGGCCACCGGCGCGAAGTATCTCGACGTTCTCGCTCAGTCTGGCGACGTTGCCGGGGTGGAAGCGGCCTACGATGAACAGGTGGCGGCCGGCATAGTTTCAGCGTCAGAAACGCAGCGGGTGCAGGAACAGGTGCTACCGCTGGCAAGGAAGCAGAGTGCTATTCTTGACTTGTCGGGGCTCGACTACGACGCCGCGATAGAGGCTACGTTGGAGGATGGGTTCGGGGCGAAGTACGGGCTCGACGCCGCTGGCGTGAAGGCAGTACGTGACTCCATCACCGACGAAAAAGAACAGGTGAAGAAGCTCACGGCAGAGAAGGAGAAGAAGTCTCAGGACTCTGTTTACAAGAACTTCGTGCAGTTGAGTTCTGACCCCGCCACGCAGCCGAGCAGGGCGCAGGCGGTGGAAATGAAGTTGGCGCTCATAGGGCACAACGCCGGGTACGCCGAGGTGGATAGCTATATCAAAGCGCTGGACAAGAAGGTTGAGTACGATGCGGCGCACAAGATAGAGACGGGGCGCTCACAGACCTATACTCATCTCGCTACTCAGTTGCAGAACTGGGACGGGAATGCTGCATCGCAGCCGTGGAACTTCTCCACCTTGGAAAAGTTGGCCGCAGATGAAGGGGCGGCTGGACTCGATGAAGGCGACTTCGACAAACTGAAAACCGACCTTGAACAGAAGTTGAAGGACATCGCCAGTGGCACGGGCCGTGGGCCGAACTACAAAGACCCGGCGAAGTACAGCGAGTTCCTTACCATCATCAATGACGACAAGAGGTTACCGGCGCAGAAACAAGAGGAAGTGAAGAAGTTCAAGGACAACGGGGTACCTTCGCCCGACTACTACGCGGGGCTGAAAACCATCGACGAGTTGAACAACCGCGACGACTGGCGTGGCCTGCTTGGCCGGCTGAACAATCTGTACTCCCCGCAGCTTAGTGCGCTCGCTACCACTGATACCGAGAACCGAACCAGAGTGGCTACCGAGTGGTCCGAGAAGACTCAGGCGCTCATCAAGCTGTTCCATCTCTACCCGAACGCTCCTGACAAGTGGGAAGCAGGGTTACGCTCGCTACTCGACCCGTCAATCAAGAAGTCGGCCGTGGACGCTGTCAGAAATCAGATAAAGGGACTCATCCCCGGGTGGAGAGCAACCGAGGGTGAGGCGTTGGAGTTCGCCGCCGAGAAGATGGGGCCGCAGTTCCAAGCCAATCCGGCACTCGTAGCCGCTCGCTCCATCGAGGGTGAGAACATCCGAGCCGAGGAGGAGAAGGTACTCGCCGGGCTGAACTACAAGATAGTCGATAAGTACCAAGACCCGATAACTGGATTCTGGCTGTACTCCACCGTCCCCATCCCGCGAACGGCGAATGGTTTGCCGATATGGACTTCCGATTCTCTCAAGGGGAAGGTGTACGAGGTAAAGTCTGAGATAGTGGACAAGGAATATAGGATGAAGGCATACGTGAAGGCGTTGAAATAGTGTCGGACCTTCTCAGCATTCCAGCGACCACCAACCCATCAAAGGAAGCAGGGCCAGCTAAGCCTAACCTTCCCGACTGGACTCAACCGACTACGCAGACAGTTGTCCCGGTAGATTGGAAGACGGCTAGGATAGTTGAAGCGCCGCCCGAAGTAGCTCAACCACTGTCCGCTGCTGATGACCCGCAAGGGCTCTACGACGAGATGCAGGCGAATCAGGTTGTCTCTGACTTCACCGGGCTTTCCATACCGCAGGTGGACGGGAACCTTGAACCTATCAGTGAAGCGCTATACGGCGAGCCTCTGGATGCTCCCGGCCTGTTCTCTCGCATCGTGAATAGTTGGGAGTTCGCGGAGTTGAACCGGCAGAAGAACAAGCTCGGCGCACGCATGGCGCTCGGTATTGAGACGCCGGAAGATGTTCAGAAGCTCGCCGAGATAAACGCCAAGCTACCGAAGGCAGATGAGATGATGAAGACGGTACCGAACACCGTACTCAATCTCATCCACCAGTTGTACACTGGCGCGAAGACGGTAGCCATCGGAGACACTTCGGGAGACGCAGGGGAAGTGGCGAAGCGTTCACTTCTCAACCTTGGCTTGCAAGTTGTCGGTTCGATGGTGAGTCCTGCTGCTGCTGTAGCTACCGGTGGCGGTGGCCGTCTTGTGAAGGACATGACAGAGCAGTCCATCGGCGGGTACTACCTGTCTCTCATCGAGGCTGGCGTTGACCCCACCATATCGCGGTGGACTACCGGCGCACTGACTGCCATGGATACTGCGCTCAACGTTCTACCCATGATGTCCGCCTTGGGCGCTGGCAAACAGGCAGCAGTACAAGTAGCCAAGGGGGCCATCGCAAAGGGTATTGCCAAGAATGTCCTTGCGACTGTCGGGAAACAGGTTGCGGTGCAAGGGGCGTATGGATATGGTGGTGCGGTGATACATGCCATGCTCCCCGAAGTTGCAAAGGCTCTAAGTGAAGCGGTGACGAATGGTGAATGCACCTTCCGCGATGCCAAGGACTTGCTCACACAGATAGGAATAGAGGGTACCATAAACGCTCTGCCGGATCTGATAGCGGCCGGTGGTAGCATCGCTGGGACACTGAGAATCAAGCGTGGCGGGAACCTTGACATCTATCTGAAAGAGCAAATCAAAGCGCAGATAGAGCAGGACAAGTTCCAGATGGGTTCGGCGAGGCAGAAGAATCCCACGGCTGACATCATCGAGGGTATGCCGAAGGTTGAAACTCCCGAGATGAAGGTGGAGGCAGAGGTTGCACGAGTAACCAAGAACATCGGTGAGCTACAGGACATGGAAGCGGCGTTCGACGCGGTGATGGCTACGAAGAAAACCGGGAAGGTTGAACTGATAAAGGCGAAGACGAAAGGCGAGATGCCCGAGGTGTTCAAGCCGGTGGAAGCTGACTCTCCTGAGTTCACCAAGATAGCCGATGAGGTGATGTCCGATACTTCTCCGCTCATTACCGAGGCGCCAGAAACGGTTGCAGCCCGGGCGAAGATAGAGGAACTGGAAACCAAGCTCGCCGCGACAAAGGACAAGGCGTCGGCCGAAGCGGTGCAGTTGAAAGACGCTATCACTTCCGCTCGCAAGGAAGCGAACATCGTAGCCAACCTTGTGAAGCAGGACTGGCAGACGAAACTTGGCGCGTATCGGGAAACCATTCTTTCTCGGCAGAAGGTGAACAAGTACATCCGCGACATCAAGGCGATAGATGAATCGAAGCTGTTGCCAGAGTTCGCCGAACCGATAAAGAAAATCAAGGAAGTGTTCACCACCGAGAACTTCAACAAGAATACGCAAGCCGACCTAGGGTTGGTGAAGTCGATGCTCGATACGATGGCGATAGACAACAAGGAAATCTCGCCCGACATGCTCAGGTTGCTTGGTGAGTACGACAAGACGCCGCTTCGCAGTTTGCCGCCAGACGACTTGAAAGTCATCCGTGACGCCATCGTTCAGTACGACCATCTTGCCAAAGAAGCGAACCAGATACGGGTAGCCGGGGAGATACAGGAACGTGCCCGAGTTGTAGACAAGGCCGTGGAAGATTTGCCGAAGGTTGCTCAGGAAGAAACCCGCATAGAGATGCGTGAGCAGGCAGACGGAAGCATGAAGGCCGTGGAGGTTATCGAGAAGCCTGACCTTGGCGCCAAGTTCCGTGACTCGGTACGCAACTTCAAGAATACTTCAACGTACAAGATGATACCGTTCGCCGACATGGTAGAGCGGCTTGGCAAGACACCGAAGAAGGTTATTCTCGACGGTATGCACGAAGGTTCCATCAATACGATGAAGGACGTTCAGGCTACCAACGCCGAGTTCAAGCAGAGAACAGCAAGCATACCGAAGATAAATGACTGGCTGAATGAGCCTGCTTCGTTCGCCGTGAACGATACACAGATGGCCGACCTGACTCGTGCCTACAAGCTCTCTCTCTACATGCACGCGAAGAACGCTCAGAACCGGGCGCACCTTACGGGTGGTGATACGAGTGGGTTCAACTTGAAGTTCTCGAAATACTCGAAGGGGAAGTCGTTCAAGGTAACAGACGCGGCCCTAGATACCATAGTAAAAGAAGTGAACGCCAACCCGCAAGAGAAGCTGTACGTCGATACCGTCTCGGACATGCTTTCCAAGATGGGGAAGAAACAAGCGGAAGTGTACGCTCGCCGCAACGGTATCCCTATGGCGATAGTGGATAACTACTACCGAATCGAAACTGTACCGCTTGCTCGTAGCATGAGTGCAGCAGAGAAGGCTTCGGCGAGACTCGAACAGTCTACCGAGTATGGTGTCGGCCCTGAGCAGGGGCAGACGAAGGAACGCACCGGAGCTACCGGCGCCATCTATCTCAACCCGATAACCCACGACTTCGCCATCAGCCGTGATGTATCAGCGGAATACGTCCACATGTCTGACCCGTCATCCAACGCAGTGAAACTAATCAAAGACCCGAAGTTCGCCAAAGAGTTGGCGAAGATAGAACCAGACCTACAGCGCAATCTCATCAAGGCGCTTCGGGACATGAATCATATCCACGACCCGGTGCCAGATATCGACATGACGGCGTTGAAGATACGCAACAATATGGGTATCGCCATTCTCGGGTTGCCGAACGAGTGGCCCGTGATGAAGCAGTTCATTGCCATCCAGCGGTACAGCATGTACGTGGATTCAAAGAATCTCATGGCGGGTGTGATTGAAGCAGCCACGAGTCCTAGGAAGTCGCGGGCGTTCATGGAATCCGTTTCACCCGAGTTCGTGGACCGCATCGAAGGTGGACAGAGCCGAGAGATAGCTGACATCTTGCGTACCAGCAAGACTTCCCGTGGGTTGGAAATGGTGGGCGGGAAGACTTGGCGGCAGAAGCTCATGACGGGTACGCGGTGGGGAGACGCTGCTGTGGTGCAGGCCGGGATGCTTGGCGCCTACAAGAAGGTGATGGGCGAGTTGCAGGCCGGTGAGTTGTCTCCGATAGTCCGCAAGGTGTTCGAGGAGCAGTTCTATCTCGACGATGCGAAGATAGCGAACTTCACGCCGGATGACAGAATGAAGTGGGCCGCGAAGTACGCTGACTACGCCACGGAACACACGCAGGCCATGGCGCAACCTGAGTTCCAGTCCGACTTCCAGCGCGGTACAGCGAGCCAGAAAGCTCTCACGTTGTTCATGAGCGAGAACATGGCGTCGCTGAACATGTTCCGCCGCACTCTTAATGAAGCGAAGACGAGGGGTTCTGCCCGTGCATGGGGCCGCGTGGTGAAGGCTGGACTCATCGTGTTCGCTGGCGAGCAGTTGGCGAACATGGCAGTGAACAGATTGCGCCGCGAAGCTACCGGTGCGAAGCAACCCGAGTTGGGTAAGGATGTCACGGCAGCACTTCTCAACGCCCCGTTGCAGGGTGTGCCTGTTGTCGGAGCCATGTCGCAAGCCATTGTGAACAAGACTGTACTCGGTTGGGACTCTGACAACTTTGCGCTTACACCGATGCAGAGTGCGGCTGACTTGCTTCTCAACCTTGGTGAACAGATAGGAGATGTGGCTACCGCACCCGATGGATACCGGCGTAAGAAGGCAGCTTTGGCGGCGGCCGATACGCTTGGACAGGTTGCTTCGATGGCGACCGGTATTCCCTACAACTCGGTGAAATCTAACGTGAAGCTAGGTATTCGCACTTACCAGAGAGTGATGGGTGAAGAATGAGCCTCCTATCTCGTGCTCAGGAGATATTCGGGAAGAAGGTATTCCGCGAAGACGTTACCTTCAAGGCTAAGCTAATCGCCAAGAACGGCATGGAGGTATACGCCCAGCCGGTGGCGGGGGAGCCGAGCCTAGGGACGCCGCATCCGGCACCCAAACAGGTTAACGTCTTAAGGTTGATCCACACCGGAAATCCGGCGACAACCCCATCTACCACCGCCGTCGATGTGAGCGCATATGTTCCAGTAGGCTCGAAGGGCATCTATGTCTATGGAAGGATAAAAACTGGATCGAACACATACGATTATCTCGCTGCATCGAAAACGAGTGCTGCCAAGTATGACAATGCGGTGTGGCCAGTACAGGGATATGGTGGTGCCGCCTTCCAGTACTTCCCGATTTCTGGACTGATTTATATTGATTCTGATAGGAAATTTTGGATTTTTAAAGCTACCGGTGGAATAACGGATTGCGCTTTGTGGCTTGGTTCTTATTTCATTTGAGGAGCCCGCACCATGTCTGACATCAGGGGGAGGGACGGATGACGAAAACCAAGGCAGACGAGTTCATCATCAAGATATACCAAGCGGTGATCGGCAATGGAGTCCCCGGGCTCTGCAAACGTATGGAAGATGTGGAGAACTACATCAAGGATCACCCTAGAATCTGCCCGATGGAAAAAAAGAACAGCGATATCTGGAAGATCAGGGCGGTGGAGATGTCGATCATCGGGGTACTTCTCACGGCTGTCCAAGTCGTCATGCGACTGTTGAAGTGGCTATGAGTAGGAACATCGACGATCTATCCGAGCCTATGGAGCGCATAGCGCGAGCGTTCCTGTTGGAGTGCCGCAAGGAAGGGTTGAGCGTCGCGGTTACTTCCACGCTTCGCACGGAAGATGAACAAGTGGCGCTGTTCTCTCAGGGCCGTGGATGGCTGGAACTTGTCAACTTGCTTCGTCGCCGCGCAGGTATGAAGCCGATAACGGAAGCAGCAAATAGCAAGACGGTGACTCTCTGCGACGGTGTTAATGCGAAGTCGCGGCATCAGGGCGGGAACGCGATGGACGTGGTGCTGCTGGACAAGTTCGGGAAACCGATATGGAACGTGGCGCTCGCGGTGGCAGACTACAAGAAGATGGGGAAGATAGCGAAGAGGCTTGGGCTGACTTGGGGTGGTGACTTCACACCGATAGACCCGACAACGGGCATCGGATGGGACGCCGGACATCTCGAACTGTGAGGGGGGGGAAATGGAAGGGCTAAGGAAGTGGTGGATGGGCGTCATCGTTCTCGGGTTCGTCATGGTAGCGGGTGTACTCATGCTGGCGTTCGGGAAGATGACGGACACCACCTTCGGGTTGTGGATCGGCGGGATGACGGTGGATGCGTTCGGCTACGGAGCGGCGAACCTCGTGGCGAAGAACATCGTCAAGCCGGCGAAGGGTAAGAAATGAAACGTGCATGGGAAATCATCAAGGACGTGTTCGCGCTGATAGGTTTCGCCGCGTTCGTCGGTGGACTTGTGGCGCTCGCGTTCGTGATATGGGGGAAACATGAAACCGGTGGTACTCTGCCTCCTGCTCCTGGTAGCTCCTCTGCTGTGGACGCAGCAATCCAGCGAGGTAAAGAGCGAATGGCCGATCTGCTTCAACGAATCAGAATGGGCCGCATTCGAGGCTGACATACTGGCCGAGATGGAGACAACCGCGCTCGACGCGGCGAATGCTGCTGTCATTCCGCACGTAAAATACGAAGCAGAATTGGTGAAGCAAATTGACACCCTGAAAGTGCAGAAACAGTGGTGGAGGATAGGTACCTTCACCGTTGGTGGTTTGGCGGTTGGCTTGGCACTCTGGATGGCTCTGCACCAATAACCAGTGCCTCCTAGGCTCTCGCAGTGCCTCTCCAGTCGATTCTACCCCAAAAACCATAGTCCAGTAGGTACCCACGGGTAGAACGCCCATGTGTCTACTTTTAGATACACACCCGTCATACGTGTAGTGTTCCCCGTGGAACCAAGCGTAAAACTTACAGAAAACTAAAAATAAAGCTTGCGTTCTGGCTGTAGCTGTGAGACACTACGGCCGGAGGTGCTATATGAAGTGGGATGAGACGATCGCTAGTTCTTGCCGTTATGGCGATGTCGCGGGAACGATCTGGGGTGATTGGAACATCATCTGGGAAGACAGCAAAGCGGACTATCAGGGCCATGCTTCTTTCGTCGCAGAGAGGAAAGGAAAATACTGCTTCTACGAGTGGTGGTACGGTTCGTGCAGCGTCTGCGACACATGGGAAGCCCAAAGTCTTTCGGACGATGGTATCGCCGCCGAGATGAAAGACACCGCCCTCTGGATGGATAACAAGAAGGCTCTGCTGACATGGTTGGATATGCTTACCGGGAATCCTATCAGCCACCACCAAGACGGAGGGATTGCCGGAAATCTGGATATTCTATCCGGGGGTATACGGGATAGGATAAACGCCATCCGGGAATATTTTGGTATGCCGAAGTTGCCGGAAAAGAGAGGAGAGAAATAATGGCAAAGCGAGGCAGACCGAAGAAGTCGGTAGAGAAAAAGGAAACCGCTCTCGCCGTGGTGAAAGAGGCCCCGGTGGAGTTGGTGGAGGAGTCGAACATCCCGGCGACGGTGGATGCGGGAGCGCTCATCGCGCGGGCCATCGACAAGAACCTTCCCATCGAAAGCATGGAGAAGCTGCTGGCCATGCGCCGCGAGTTGAAAGCAGAGTGGGCGAAGGAACAATACTTCGCCGCGCTGTCGAGATTCCAGAAGGCATGTCCCATCATCGGGAAGTCGAAGGACGTGAACGACAAGTACGGGAAACACCGCTACTCGTATGCGCCGTTGGAACTCATCGTTGAGGAAGTCCGCGACGCCCTGGAAGCCAACGGGTTCTCGTACACCACCGCTACGGAGCAGACGCCAGACTCGGTGACGGCCATCTGCAACGCGCATCATATCGCGGGACATTCAGAGTCAACACGGCTCACAGTGCCCATCGACCACGACGCCTACATGAGCGCACCGCAGAAGGTGGCGAGCGCACTGACCTACGCCACTCGCTACGCTTTCAGGAACGCCTTCGGCATCATGACCGGCGACGAGGACGACGACGCGCAGTCGGCGGGTGAGCCCGGGCCGACTAAGCCGTTGAAGGAACCCAAAGCAACCGTTGTCGATGCCGAGGTTGTCAATTCCCCGGCCCCACAGAAAACGGTTGTCGAAGTGGCGAGAGAAGCACTCTCGGCACTCTATCGAGCCATGGGAAACTCGAAACTCTTCACCGAAGAGGAGATGGCCGGGTACAAGAAGGCCGGGGCCGAGTCGCGCGAAAACCTGAATAGTCTCACCGATCTCCACGCGGCGTGGACAAACGAGATGAAGGAAAGGGGAAAGAAGTGACGGACGAACTTTTCGAGGAGGGTGGCGTCGTAGCGATTCCCGAGAGGGAAGTCGAGAGGGTTCGCGCCGAGTTGCAACCCGTACTGGCTGCTGCTTCACAGATGGTGGTGAAGGACGAGTCGTCCTATCTCGCCGCTGTTTCGCTTGGCAAGGAATGCACGCGCCGGGCGAAGCTGGTAGAGGATACGTGGAAGGAACCGCGCGAGAAGGCGCACGCCGCGTGGAAGGCAATCACGGAGAAGATCGCTTCGTTCGTGAACCCACTGAAAGAGGCCGCGAAGATCGTGGACGGGAAAGCCTACCAGTGGAAGCGCGCCGAGGATGAGAAGGCGCGGGCAGAGGCAGAGCGCAAGCGTCAGGAGGAACGGAAGCGCATCGAGGAGGAACGGCTTCGGCAGGCCGAGGAGCTAGAAAAGGCCGGTGCTCACACCATCGCCGATGCCGTCATGGCGGCACCTATCGAAGTCGAGCATATCGAGGCAGCTACCGTAGCGCCGGTGGCAGGGGTGTCCTACCGGGAGAACTGGCAGTTCGAGATTTCCGACGCATCTGCCATTCCCCGCGACTACTTGACTCCCGATGTCCAGAAGATCGGGAAGATGGTGAAGGCGTTGAAAGGCACCACGAATATCCCCGGTGTCCGCGTGTTCGACGCTGGAACGGTGGTGCACAGATGAGACGTTCATGTTCCGTGTACTACTGTGGAATCAGATGGGAAGTCGAAGGCGACTACACCAAGGGGCGACCGGCTAAGTTCTATCTTCCCAACGGAGACCCGGGATATCCGGCGGAACCTTCTGAGTTGGAGAATGTCGCCATAACCATTAAGCAGGGTAACAATGAGAGCGACGAACTTACGATGGTTCTGCATGCCGATGCCGTTCTTACCATCATCGACAGAGCACTGGAAAATATCGACGATGATGACGGCATAGAGGTTCCGTTTTGATCATCGTCGATGCTAAGAGTGGGCAGCCGTCGCCGTGGCATTCTCTACAGGTTGCGGCCTACGAACTTGCCGAGAGAGAGAATGCGTCGCACCTGATAACCTTCGACCCGGTGAAGCACAAATATTTCCGTGGGCAAGAGGAAGTCCCGGGAGTATCGACTATTCTGCGCGAGACAGGCAGGCAGGGAACGTGGAGTAGTTCGGTTCCGTTCTACGCACAGAAGGGTACCTACGTTCACCGCGCCATCGAGCTTGACTGCGCCGGGACGCTGGACGATTCAACGGTGGATGAGAAGGTGCGTCCCTACTTGGATGCGTGGCGAGATTTCAGACGTGACACGGACGCCGTCATCGTCGCCACGGAACGAAGGGTGTACCATCCTACGCTCAACTACGCAGGAACGCTGGACCTTATCATCACGCTACCGAACGAAGGAGATGTCATTGCGGCGCTGCTGTATCTGAGGAAGACCGGGAAGTATTCATGGCGTCCATTACCGGCTCTTGCCTACACCGAAGCGAAAGCCGAGTGGATGAAGGCGCTTACCGAGTACCACGCGGCGAAGGATGACCTATGGGCGTAACCGAGCAACCGTATTGGGAGAAGGCTCTTATGCTAATGCAGGGTGACCCATCAAAAATGACAAGAGACGAGCTAATCGAGGGGCAGGTTGTACTCGTTCTCACTATGAAAGCGGCGGCAGATGAGATTGTCAGGCTACGGAATGAATGCATACGATTAGGTGGTAGCGTATGATAAAGTTCACGACGAACCAGTGGACCCACAACTTCGACGACAGCATGAGGGTGGATGTACCTAAGCCATTCGCGGGGGCACTGGACGCGCTGATAAACAAGGTGATGGCGAAGCACAACGGGTACATGACGGTATCGTTCGACATCCCGCACAAGCCGCGAACGGTGGGAGAACACTCACAGAACAATCATGTTCACGGGCACGCACGGACGATAGGCAACTACACCGGGGAAGACGTGGCAGTGGTGATATACCAAGAGTGTCTTCGGGCCGAGAAACGTGGGTATCCATGCAACATCAACGACTTCGGCGATAGGGTACCAAAGCCGTTCAAGGAAGCATCGACGCAAGAAGCGTACTATGTCATCGAGCAGATGCACGAGGACGCTGCGTTCGCCAACATCGACTTGATAGAGGAGGAGTAATGGGGTATTTCAGCAACGGTACCGAGGGTGAGTTGTACCACGAGGTGTACTGCGATCACTGTATTCACGACGAGAATGGGGATTGCGTGGTGTGGGCTGCTCACCTTGACTTCAACTACGACGAGTGCAACAAGCCAGACAGCATCCTGCATATGCTGATACCGAGATCAAAGGGTGGCGGTAATGAGAAGTGCGAGATGTTTATACGACGGGAGGAGAAATAGATGGACAGGAAGACTCTCGCTATCGCTGAAATGAAGGTGGAGTTGTCGTACCAGCAGCAGGGGAAATGCGCCGCGTGTGGCGAGCCGGTGGCCGTGCAGGAGGCAGAGCTGGCGCACAAAATTCCTCAGCGGAAGTACCTGTTGAAGATGTACGGCCCCGAAGTCATACATCACCGGCTCAACGTCTGCCTTACTCATCACGGGGCTTGCAACGACAAGATGAGCATAGGCGGTAACCCGGTGGCGATGGACAAGCTGGCGAACGAGATTCGTGAAGAAAGGAGCAAGCGGTGAAACAGACACAGACCGAGATGGTGTACGACATGCTTCTCGCCAACCGGGGTGGGATCACCCCGATGGATGCGCTGGACGATCTTGGCGTGATGCGTCTCGCGGCGAGGATAGATGACTTGCGTAGCGGTGGGCACCACATCATCACCGATACGGTACGAGTTCGGGGCCGCTACGGGTGGGCGCACGTCGCCAAGTACAGGTTGGTGAAGGCATGAGAGAAATCAAGTTTCGCGCGTGGGATACCGAAACACGGGTTATCCTTCCCACACCATCGGGGACATGTACGTTAGATTGGGACCACCAATTGGGACACGACATGCGCTATCCGGGTCTCCGTGATAGATACATACTCATGCAGTACACCGGCCTTCACGACAAGAACGGCAAGGAGATATACGAGGGGGACGTCCTAAAGAGCCCAAAGACGTTTGATATCGGCCCAGTGGTGTACGATGTGGAACTGGACGGTGGACCCGGCTTCATATGGAATCATCCCATGATGTACGTGGCGCAGATGGACGAATGCGAAGTTGTCGGTAACATCTACGAGAACCCGGAGATGATGAAATGAAGACACGCACCGTGAAGTCCTACAAGCTTACTCCCACGGCATCCGGCGGGGCGCATGTACAGATACCGGCTATCGTCTTGCAGTGGGCGGGCATCAAGCCGAAGGCGCGGGTGGTGTTCTCTGTTCGCGGGGAACGCATAACGATGGAGGTGGAGCGATGAGGGGCGTAGTAGCGAACATCTTCGCCGTGGCTTTCATTCTCGCGGCCGCCGCGCTGGTGTATCTCGTCATCGTGATGAACAGGAAACGCTGATGCCTGACACACTCGCCGATATCGCCAAGAAGACGTTGAAGAAGTCTGGCAAGCTGAACATGGACCCGGCGGCGTACACTGCCGGGTATATCGACGGGGTGAAGGCGGCGAAGGCTGTCGTCATCGAAGCACTGGAGAAGTACGGGGAGGAGAAGAAATGAACGAACATATTTCACCGTGGACGTGGCTGTACGTGTTTCTGTTTATCTTTGCGTTTTTCTGCATCGACGCCTACACGCTTACCCGGTAAAGGAGCGGAGTATGAACTGGCTTGTGCTGGCTATGGCTTTGGAAGTGGGGTGGATGCCGCTTGGCGACTTCGTGATGCGGGAACCGCCGGGGTTCGTGTCGGTTACCGGCAGCTTCTACGTTGACATGGAAGCGAGGGCCACAGCGTTCGGATTCCTGTTCGTAGGCGGCGAAGTGAAGACTTTCATGTGGCACTACGAAGGGGAGTACAGCTTCGCACCTGAGCGGATGCTGTACCAGTTCAACGCAGGAGTGACATGGGGGCCGGTGGAGATAGGGTATCGCCATTTTTGTACGCACCCTATCTCTGTCTACCTGTCATGGCCGGGGAAGGCGTTGTACGAGGGTGCCTACGAGGAGGTGTACCTTCGCTTGGAGACGAAGTGACTAAGGCGCAGCTTCGGGTGGAAGCGAACTGGCGAAATCTGGCGAAGGCTGTTCTCGACTCTGCGTTCTACGACTTGAACCCTGACGGCGCAGACCATCACGTCAACGCACCGAAGGAGAAGAAGTCCGCGATAGCGTGGTTCGAGTCTGGCCGGTTCCGTCCGTGGTGTGAAGCTGCT